CCAATGGTGGTTGGCATTGCTTCAAATTGACTTGAAAGCTGTTGGCTTCCAGCAGTAAAGCCTTTCAGGAAAGTCTCAGTTGTTAGCTTTCCTTCGTCAGCCATTTTCTTGAGTTCGCCTCTGGTCATTCCAAGACCACGAGACAAAACATCCAGAATCATTGGAGCCTGTTCAGCAACAGACATAAATTCTTGGCCACGCAACGCACCACCAGCAAAACCTTGTGCCAGTTGCACCAAAGCAGCTTGTGCCGATGCACCAGAAGCGCCAGAAACCACCAATGCTTTATTGATGTTTTCAGTTAGCTTGATGACTTCTTCTTGAGATACGCCAAGGCTCTTTGTGCTACGAGCCAATGTCGTAAATAGATCAACCGTCTCAGCGTAACCAGTGCGTGTTTTCTGAGAGATTGCAAACAGTTGTTGCTGTGCGTCTTTATAGTCTTGCGTTGTTTGAGTGACCAAGCGCAAACGAGACATTACAGACACATAAGAATCTGCAAGATTTGCAACATTGCGGATTGTTTGAGCAGTAATCAATCCACCGATTACGCCCTGCACACTCAGCATGGCGGTTTTCAGTCCACTCAAAGACTTATTGACGCTATTAAATGCTTCTTTACTAGCGTCTACCGCCTTTATTCGAATGTTGACATCATTTGCAGCCATTACTTATCCTTTTGTAACTGGAAATACGCCACCCATTCGTTAAGCTCAGAAACCGATATTTCTTCGATTTCCTCCAACGTCTTATGTAACCTGTCAGCCAATGCAATGAGGTTTTGCCTCATCACATCGGCCTTTAGACGTTTCCCGCTTCTTCTGCCGTTTCAACAGTTGAGAACATCTCACCAGCAATACGGCTTACCAGCGTGACAGACTCACGCATCAAGAATGGCTTGTCCTCTAACGTAAAGAGCTTTTCGCCATCTTTATCCTCTGCCTTCATGATAATCAAATCAACCATCGCAGCGACAGTTGGATTGCTCATAAAGCCAGGATGCTTGCGTTGCAGTTTGTCCACGTCTCCACAAGTCAACATACCCGTATAGACGAGAAGGGGCGAATCATCACCCCACTCAGGAACTTCAAAACTCTTGCGGTTGGCTTGTCGCTTCTCAGCGATTCGTTTGCCTAGACTCATGCTACTGTGGAGGTTGACAATGCGCCAGTACCACGGAAGCTGATCGAGGCTTCAACCATGCCATCAAATGATGCTGTGCGAGAAACGCCAGTCACGATAGCAGTGCCAGAATAGTAAGTGTCACCAGAGGTAGAGCCTTCAGGGTAGACGTTCAAAGTCACGCTTGCGCCAATGGTGGCAGCAACTTGACCGTTTGTGTCTGTCTCATCCCAGTACACATCCACCGAGCCATCCCAAGATGTCAGCGAAGAAAGATAGGTGCGAGCTGTGTCGCCCATAGTTGTATCCTCGACGGTATCAGCCGTTTGATTGATAGACCATGTGCGTACTTCTGCGATTGCATTAGAACCGAATTTAACAGTTCCTTCTGAGCCTTTGTGGGTTGCCATTTGAAATTCCTTTCAGGGTTTAAACCGAACCACGGGTGAAATTATATAGGACTCGCACAGTTACGAGAACCCCACCAATCGGATCAATCGAACCCTCATCGGTTTCAACAGAAACGACCTGTGTATCTAACGCATAACCGCCACGAGTGCGATCAACGTCTAATGCTTCCTCAATGTATTCAACCAGTTGGTTTCGTGCAGTGTCAATCGTAACACCTTTTGTATATCCAACCAATAAATAATCAATCGTGCCCTCACGAGTAATATCTGCGCCGCCAATCGTAATATCGTCCCGTGTCTCTGCCGCAGTCTGAACCAAAATTGCAGGGAATTGAGCATTACTTAGCTTTTGAAAATCAAAAGGCTCACGGGTAACATATTTAATCTGCGAAACCGCATTTAATGTAGTTACGATATTGGCAGCAATAGATTCACGCTTGCTCATTTGAATACCTTATTGAAGAATGTCTGCAATCTGTCTTTTTCTTGCGAATTGAAGCCAAAGAACGGTCGTGTCTTATTGTTAAACGCAGCCTTCTTTGCCTCTGTCGCTCGGCTGAAATACAGTTGCACTTCAGAGTTACCAACACGCTTTTGCTGGATAGAACCAAGCATCCTGCCAGTAACCATCAAATTAACTACTCCAGAAGAATCACCAGAGAAAGCAGGATAGTATCCACGACCACCATTGCTTGCAGGCCATCCCTCTTTCTTTCTTGCAGCATATTCAGGCGTGTACCGCTTAAATATACCGTCATAACCTCTGCCTTTAGAGGTTCTATCAAGAATGATCTGTGTGCCGTACTGGGCAGTTTTAAGCAGTGCTTGAGGAACTTTTCTCAGCAAACGGCTTCGCTCTTTGGCTAGGTCAGCCTTTAGCGTTGCTTCGTTGACTGAGAGTTCAATTTTCATCGTGCCAAGCGACCGTGATTAACTGGTGCTTTCTCAATGTCCTCAACCGTATCATCTTCATTTAAGTCGTATTCAACGCCATCACGCAGAACAGACTCAAATTCTTCCTCATAGCGACTTTTGTAAAAGCTAATCATGTTCTGAAAGCGGTCACCATCAACCCAGTTAGTCAGTTGAGGCAAAGCATACTTCCACAAGACCAAGTAAGAATTGGCCTTTGTCCATTGGCTGTCAGTCAGAAGTGTGTCATCCATCTCGCCGACATTACCTGTCTTTGGCCACCACTTGATGCGGATATCACGCTTAACATCGGCTTCAGCCTTGGCATGGTAAGACGAGAACGATGCGATTCCCAAAGAGAGAATGTCTGGAACGATCTCAACCAAGTTTGAATCTGTACTGAAAGCCATGATTAACCCTTACAAAAAAGCCCCCACCCTCGTATGAGAGCAGGGGCGTTTTATCGCCTGATTACAGAGCAGCGTCAAAGAACATTTCCACGCCGTAGCTGTCATCCAACTCACCAACACCATAGATGGCGGTGGCGTTGAGTTCCCAAGCACGGTTGGAAGCGTCACGCTGAGGCTCAATGCGGAAGTCACGCTTCATTGCAAGAGCGATTGCTTCAGGAGCAAACACAGCACCTTTGGTGTCGCCGTTAGCGTCGATGGTCAGGTTAGCAGACTCGAAAATGTCGATGCCAGCAATAGTGCCGACATAGCCATTACGCATTGCTTCATTCTGAAGATCGCCAGCGTTGGGGTTAGCAAAGGTGTTGGTCAGGTTGGCTTTCAGAGCGTATGCCTGATAGGGGTGCAACACGGCTGCGATACGGCCACGCACTTTGTTAGCACGCAGAGTTGCAGCAGCTTTGAACATATCAGCCACAGTGATCTCTGTACCAGCAGAACCCAAGGAGCTAGAGAAACCATCGAACAGAGCGATGATGTCTTTGTCCATCTTGGTGGCGATAGCAGAGCCAAGCACCACACCGAGTTCGGTGGCAGGATCGCCAGCACCCATAGCGGCCATGTCGGTCAGCAGCACGGATGCGCCAACTTCGCCAACGGTCACAGTGATGCTAGAGGTAGAAACTGCGCCAGCTTCCATGTCAGTACCTTCGGTCAAGCCAGCGGCAGTGATCGTGGGGTACTTAGGAACCTGAACAGTCTTGCCAGGAGTGCCTTCGATGTTGTACAGGGTTACGAGGTTACGCAACAGAGATTGTTCTTCTGCTGTGAAACGGGCTTGAGCAACGATATTAACGAACAGGTCGTCAAGAGTGCTGGTTGTTGTTGGAACTGATGCCATTTGAAAACTCCAAAAAAAAGATTAAATGAATGTAGTTACTTTTGCTTTTTGAGTTGAGAGTAAGCCTCTCGGCCTCCATTATCCCAATTCTCAAGCATTGCAGCCACAGACATAGGCTTCTGTGTGGAGCCACCAGCGCCACCGCTACTGCCTGAGCCACCAGGGGTAGCCCTCACAAAATGCGGGTTTGCCGTAAGAAATTCGTTCATTAACTCATTAACACTGAGCAATTCACCCTTGTCATTGTAACGAACAGCTCCTGATTTATCAAGAACCTCTACGTTACCGTCATCACCCAATCGGATATTTGATCGCAATAGGGCTGAGACTTGCTCAGGTGATACTGCGTTTTTAGACGATGCTGCATTAAGCAAAGCACCATCCACTTGAATTTGATGAAGCCTCGATGTCAAAGAGTGGATCATTTGATCTTTCTTTTCGACCGTTGATTTCAAAACCTTTTCAAATTCACCTCTTTGTTTTGCCGCTTCTACTTCAGCGTTCTGTTTTTCTTCCAGAGCCTTTCGAGCAGCCTCCAAGTCAATTCCATCGGTCTGCTTCTCAAACCGCTTGCGCTCACGGGCTAACCGTTGCTCAAGAATCTGATTCACTTCCTCTTGGGTAAATGTCTTGGTCGTGTCCGTGTTTTGATCTTGGACTTGATCTTCCGTGTTTTCGCTCACGTTAGCACCTCTTTCGAGTGGTTAAAAAATCATTTCTTAGGCTTCTTCTTTTGCGTAGAAGGAACCCATCCAGTTTTGCGTAATGTACCATAGACATAGGCATCGCATCGTTCTTCCGATAGCCCTTTTTTGGAACATTGCTTCTTCAATTCTTTTTCCAGCTTTTTAGGCATTATTCATTCTCCGAATAAAACGGCCTGAAATGGTGTCGGCAGTTATATCCACCTCGAACAATAAATGGATCGCCTGGAGCCTTCCCAGCCCAATCAGCCTTCCAAATATCCCTAATTTCTTCTTCTGTGTAAACCTTGCCTGCGTGCTCTTTGCAAAATGGGCGTGAATCACGAATAACTGAACCGTAATACTTCCACTGATCTGCACCAGTTTCTTTACCTGCCTGAACCACAATCGATGCGTCAAATTGCATTAAAGAATCATGCACCATTTGCGTTGAATAACGCCGCATATTATTGCCGACCTTATCCGCTGCATACACGCTCTTTAACTCTTTGATGGCTTCTTCTGCACCTTTACCGCCGCCATTTGCAATATCTACCAATCGCTGTATTTCAACTTGGTCGGCTTGAGCATATACGCCATTGATCTTTTGCCGAATCGTTTTAATGGATTCTGAAATGGGTCTGCCAGCTAAAGTATTTTGATAAATCTCGCTAGAAATGTCATTTAGGAATGTTGTCCCGATATTCTCAAATCCGAGAAATGCTTGGCTTTGTAACGCAGAAACTACGGCAGGAGATATACCAACAAAATCGGTATATGTCTGAATCATTTTTACCGCTGATTCTGCGGCTTTTACATACTCTGCAATATCGGAATTAACAGGAACAAGATATTCCTCTGTAATCGCTTGCAGGATGTCTTTGCGTGCTGCTATTGCCCACTCAAGATCAAATAACTGACCATCTTTAAGTGGTGCGCCAGTCATTAAAGCAATAATACGTTCCTCAAGAGAGGCGAGTGCCTCCACAATGCGCTTTTCATGTGCATCGCCTAGTTTCTCAATGAACTTGGCGTGAGTAACGTCAGACACCAAACTGTCCTATTACTGTCGTGCTTGATTCGATCTCAGAGTATGCTTTTTTCAAAGTCTCGTCATCCAAAACCAGATCAGCAATAAGTTTATCAACTTCGGCTTGGAGAGTCCGTGAGCGAACACCAGCCGCCTTGACGCTTTGCAGGAACTCAAGCTCTCGTGGGTAATCGCGGATATCAAAGCTGTCAGGGTAGAACACCTCTACATCAGGAGTAACGTCTTGCCACTTACAGAAGAAGCCCCACAGTTGTTCTTCGGCTAGCTCAAGCAAGTCAGCCTTCTCTGCGAGTTTAGCGTTCAACAATTGGAACTCAGTCTGCAAAGCAATGCCTGAAGCCTCAATCGCCTCTGTGCCACGAATAGCGCCCATGTGAGCCATGCGGTTGATAGCGTTCACCTTGGCAGAGATACTTGCTTGGATTGCGTCCAAGTTTGAGCCACTCGGTTGAATCTGATATGGCTTCAATGATGGGTCAAGATCGTCAGGCATGGTCACAATGGAGCCAGCACCTGCACTAGCGTCTGTGCCTTGCGTCTTAACCAAGGTTGGATGGTTTGAGATGCGAATAAGTTGCTCGATCTCTGACAGCTCTTGATAGATAGACCGTTGCATCGTTGCAATGTCTGTTAGATCAGATACGCCAATGCCACGCACGACAGAACGGGCAGCAGGAATGTAGACAGCAGGAATCACGCCAATCGGGTTATCCATCGTCTCAATCAACTGTTGCGTATCGTTCTCAAACTTCCAGAATTTAATTTGCTCTGGAGTCCACTCACGGAAGTATTGCGTTGAGTCTGTTGCGTTTTCACGCACGATTGCCTCACGCACCTTCAGGTAGGTCAGACGGAAGCGACCAGAGGCATCACGCTCCCATTTCCAGTCAAATACGTTTTCAGGGGTAAAAAGATTGACGTACGGGCGAATCTCTTGTGCAAGTTCTTCAGCTCGTGTTCCTGCGTTTGACTTTGGCTTGTCCAAGATCACCCAGACATGGCCATAAACTGATGACCAAATCTGACACTCTTTCATAAAAGCATTAAAGCTGCGACCATCAAGATCGGCGTCTTTAATGAAAAAGTCCAGCGCTGGATTGTTGTCTAGTGAGTTGAAGTTACGAACGGGAGGGGTGCGCCAGAGATAACTGCTGTAAATATGCACGATATTGCGGCAATGGTTATCCACAGGAGTAAGGTCAACCCTTCGGTCATATTCTTTTTTATCTTCATTGACGTATTTTGTTAAGTATTGGCCTGATTTGTAATCCTCACCACCCATGTACGAGCGTAGAAAGAACTCCCAGTTTTCCACATGGGAGTCATAATCTGGGTGTTTGTAAGTGATAATTTCGTTCATCAAGACCACCTCTGAGGTTGAATTACCTCATATTGTCGCTGAATTGGGTACAAGTAGTCTACCAGATAACCCAGTGCATCATTCATGTGATCGAATCCTGAATCTTTATCTGGCTGTGAAGTGCCCTCTTTGTAGACTTGTCTCTCCAGGCTCTTAATCATTTGTTTGCATTTAGGGTCAAAGAAAAGACTACGCTTTCCGTCTGCCGATTTTAACTTGGCATTTACGGAGTTGATTCTATCTCTTATCGCCGAGTGTGTGGGTTTTGATTTAACTATAAAGCCAGCATTTTGAAGAATTGATAGATCAGTGCGACCACCAGCAGAGGTTTTGCGTTGTCTGGATGCAGGGTCAGGATAGATGACAACCTTGCGATCTTTGTAACGCATTTTGATCTCATCTACCATTTCGTCAGTATTTGACCCGTAAATCACGATCTCATCAATGGCTTGAATCGCACCATCTTTTTGGATACACACCACAGCCGACATTGGGTCAACGTTAAAATCGAGGCCAATGTGAAGCGTAGAACCATCATCTTCTACACGCTTAACGCTCTCATCTCGGTGAAAGTTGTAATAGATGATGCCAGCATAATTGACGAAAGCAGCCTCAAACTCTTGCTTGAAGGTTCGCTCGTCCATGTCTCGCTTGGCTGCTTCTACTTCTTCAGACGGTACGTTCCCACCCTGAAGTGTAGTGAATTGCCAGCTTGACCAGTCCTGGTGGCCATCAACACCCAAAGCCCACAAATCCCTAAAGTGGTTCATACCCTTTGGTGTGCCAATCCACATGGCAGAGCCTTGTCTGTCAGCCAATGATGGTCGGATAACCTCAAACCATGTTTCAGGCTTCATGTCTGCAAACTCATCCATCACAACAAAGTCAAGTGATCGGCCACGGAGGTTATCTGGCTTTTCAGCGCCTTTTAGACTGATCTTGCTGTTGTTGAGTAAAGTGACGGTTAGCTCAGTCTCGTGCCTTCTGAGGATGTATTCAGGAGGAATAGTGGCCAAAAGCATATCCCAAGCGATTTCCTTGGCGCTTCGATATGTTGGGGCGATATACCAGCAATTCTTATCTTTGCCACTCATTGCAGAGCGAATTAGCTCGGCAGTGCTTAGAAATGTCTTGCCAAATCGACGGCCTGCTACAACAACACGCCATCGAGAGTTTGATTTAAATATCTTACTCTGCGGATTGGTTAGTTTCATCGACCGTAAGGATTTGCAATACCGGCAATTCTTTGGATTCTGCTTCTAGCTTATCTGTCTGACCAAGCCAATTCTTACCTAGCCAAATTTGCATTGGTACTGAGCCTTGTTGAGCAGATTGCCATTGAATACGACGCAAAGACATTTTGCCTTTACCTGAATGTTTTTTATAGAAGTCCGAAAAATTGGAATATCCACGCTCTTTTAATCGAGCATCTAATGTGTCTGCACATATTCCGTAAATGCCGCAAATCTCATCTTGCGTGCAACATATCTCAGCCATACCAATTAGCTGAGTAAAGTCATCGTCTGTTAATTCCCATCTTGGGCGACCGACTTTAATATCTGTCGTCATGATAATTC